ATAACCACACATGACGTACTCGCCGCACGCCTCTGGGCGCGTGGTCCAGAAAATGCGCCGGTGGCCAATGTCCTTGACCAGGCATACCGCTTCTTCTTGCCCGGTTCTCATTTGCGTGCCTCAAGTTCAGCGATGCGGGCTTCGAGCGCGGCGAGACGTTCCTCGACCGCGCTGAGCAGCGGTCTGCCATCCACCTGAATGGATGCCCCGTCCCGAAGATCAATCTTGGAATTCTCGCCGAGCAGCAGATTGCTGAACGGTGTGAATTGCAGATGCCCAAGCAGGCTGGCTGCGATCGGAGTGGAATGGTCACCGATCAGCACACCGCGAGGATCACGCGGCTCATTCGGCATCTGATCAAGTGTGAGTTGTGTATAAACAGCAGCAGCCGTATTACCCCCGCCACCTTCATCATCGCTGGCTTCGGCCTCGGTGTTGCCCTGAAAGCTAGGCGGCTTCTTCTTGCCGCTGACGACCTGCGGCGTGTAGAGAATCTTGTTGATGTATCCAATGCCATCGACGATGTGCTCTTTCTCACCGTCGAGACGCCAGTAGACGTTCTTGCTCTTGTCGATTTCCAGCTCGCCGTCCTTGCCGACCGCGAACTCCTTCTTGGTGATGTGCGCTTTTTCCTTGCCGAAATCGAGCGCCCACTCGTTGTCAAGCGGGTTCTGAATGCCGCCGTGCTCTTCCTTCCACTTGCGCTGCTTGTCCTTGGGAATGGTCAGGAAGGCCAGCTTGAGCGTGGTATCCGCACCGCCTGTGAGTTCAAACACCTCGGCGTTGTGATCCTTCTTCAAGTTGAACGAGGTGCCGCTGCCGACCACAGTGACGGCAGTCTCCTCGTCCTTAGTGTCGGTGCCGCGCACCTTGATGATGGAGCCGGCGCCCTTGACGTATTTTTGCTCTCCCCAAACGTGACGCTCGATGTGATCCTGCTGATCGCGATGGGATTCGCGGTACTGCGTGTATGACGTCATTTGAAATCCTCGAACCAAGGCGGCAGGATCAGCGGCGCATCACGCTCGTCCTTGTCGTCCTTCTCGTAGTCCTTGGTGATGCCCTTGGCGACGGCATCTTCCAACGTCATCTGCGGCATCTCGCTGAGCATCGGCGGTGTCCAAGGCTGCGGATACTCATCGGGATGGAGTTCGACACCAAGCTGCGCACGACGCGCCCTGCCGATGTTGTAATTGATCTTGTCCAGCCCGTAGCCGCCGCCAGAACCGCCGCCGCTGCTGCCGCCACCTCCGCTGGAGGGCGGCGGCGAGAGGATCAGCGTGGTCTTGAGTTCCTTGTGAGCGTCGACGTGATACGTCAATTCGGTACATTCGAAGACATCAAAAATGCCCTCGCAGGGCACCTCGACATAGTGGGTGTTGCCCACGTCCCACGGCGCACCCGATGGCGACTGCACGTGAAAGACTTCGATGGTGATCTTCTTGTTCGAGGTGTTGCGCTTGTTCATTTCGAACCGAGCGCGGCGCTCCAGCGTCTGATCGTCGGCATCGCCGTTGTGCTGCACGGTGTGCGGCACGAAGTCTTTTACCCAGGAGTCCTTGATCTCTTTGTAGGTTTTAAGCAGGGCTTCCTCACCCCACTTTTTCTTTTCGGTGCGTTGGCCCTTGACCTTGATCTTGCTCTTGGCCTGGTCGTCGGATTGCTCAGCAGAAAATCGTAGAATGTTGAAGCCAAGGATGAGTGGGTCACCGCCACCTCCAGAACTGGGACCAACACCGTCGGTCACTCGCAACTTGCCGTCGCGGGTCTCATACATGGCGTAGCAGTTTTCCGTCATCACCCGATTGAGTTCGTCCATCACCCGCGCGCCGTCGCGGAAGCGAACCTTGTCGAGCTTGATGTCCTGCCCCAACCATTCGATCTGGGTCTTGAACGGCTCGACCAGCTTCTTGACCACCTTCTGCGTCGTTGGCTTGAGCATGTTGGTGGTGGGGTGCTGATGCGAGCTATCGATCAGCCGTCTGGTTTTGCCGCGCGCCGAAATCTTGACGGTGTACTCGTTGGGGCCGATGTTGACCGACATCGAGCCGCCGCCTTCGCCGCCGCCAGGACCACCGCCCTCGGTTGCCTCACCACTCGGACTATCTTGCGAGCCTTTCTCGCCGGAACCAGACTTGGCACCGCTGCCAGTGCGCTTATCGACGTAGCCGGTGAACGCGAGTTGGCCGGCGATATAGACTTGGATCGGCGCGCCCGCCTTGGCAGCAACCAAGATCGGCTTTGATGGTGCCGCGCCTGCGAAGATCGTGACACTCAGTTGCCCTGTCAGGTCGTCTTTCTTGCGACTGAGGGTCATTTCAGTCCAAGTTTCTATCGGGCCACCACAAGTGATAACAACTGGCTTCATCGCGGAATGTATGCAGGCTGCTTCGGATAGACCTTGACATGGCCACCGGAGGCCGGGCCACCAGGCGTTAACGCCATCACGAACGGATCAAAGCGGCCGTTGGCGTCGACGATGTTGGATTGCTCAAGCTCACGGTGACGCTTGGCGTCTTTGTACAGCACGTAAGACGCGACCAGCGGATGCACGCCGCCGGAGAAATCGACGATGACGCGACCGGGCAATCGATAGGTCAGGTCGTGCATCATCTTGGAAAACTCGACCGAGTAGCGCCGGATTTCGAGGAACAGCCCGTTATCGCAATTGTCGTAAGCAACCTGGGCCTCGTCGTTGAGAACCTTGAGCACGTCCTCCATCGCCGCCAGACCCTGACCGAGATAGCGATACTTGCGACCCAGCGCCGCCTCCGCCATGCCGATGGCGCCAAGAATGCGGTGCCGACTGAGTACCGCCTCCTCACTGGTGTTTGCGATGTCCACCGGATGATAGGAGGTGAAGGCAGCGAAGTTCACCAGGCTGGTGAAAATGCGGTAGCGGTTCTCGGCGTCTTGGACCTTGCTGCTGATGAACTTGAAGCCGGTGAACAGCGCCTCTTCGACCTTCTCTGGTTCGGCAGCAAGCGCATCATCCTTGGCCACATCCTCCATGCTGAGCGCGGCACGCCAATCATTGGACGACGAGTCCACCGTCAGCGTATGAACGGTCACCTGCGCGACGACGTGGACGAGGCTCTGGGCGCGATTGATGACGTCAGTGCGCCACGGCTGCGCCACCAGCTTGGGCGTGTAGTTGGCCAGAAACGATTCCCGCGACACGTTGTTGAGCGGACTGTGAACGATGCCGTAGAGCGAGCTATAGCCGGGACCGCTGCTGGGACCGCCGACGCCAATGCCATTGGCCTCGACGAATTCCATCTCCGCCGTGCTCTCGCCGGCCTCCTCGATGTTGTCCTTGAGCTTGATGCTGCGACAGGCCGCGAGCACGGTGCCGCGCGTCGGATGCACCAGCATGCCAGGGCCAGGGGACTGGCAGGCCTCAAACAACGAGTGCGAGTCGAAGACGTGGTCATCTTCACGAAAGATGGCGGTGAGATGATAGACCTGAATCTTGCGCCCGAGGTCGGCGTAGGCGGTAATTTCACCAAAGGGAAATTCGCCCTCGGCCCCGCGCCGGCCGCCCTCGATGTCGACCTCAAGGCAATTGAATCCGACGCCTTTGAAACTAGCGGGAACATAGTCTTTGCCGATGGCGCAGTTGGTGCGGCTCATTTGTTGGCCTTGCCAACAGCGGCACCAATAGTGGCGCTAACCCCAGACATTGCCTCTCGCAATATGCGAGCGACTTGCTCACCAGACTGTGCAGACGCAGAGGCTGCGCTAGTGAACGCCGCAGAGAAAGTAGATCCCGCCGCCGCTACTGGTGTTGCTATATCGCGAGACATCAGTTCCTCTTACTTATTTCCGCTAGAACTGGTTCCTGGATCAGCCCCACCACCGGCGCTACCGGAATGCTGTACGCTGATAGAGACGTTGGCAACGGCGGCCGAAATTCGTGCGGCGGCCGCAGCCCCATAAGCCGCGCCGGCACCCGCTGCCCCGGCAGAGATCGCGGCGGCAGCTTGCGCTCCAGAGGCAGCGAGCGCGGCCCCGGCGGCAGTGATCTGAGCGCCGGCCGTTCCGAAAGCTGCGGCGAATGATGCGCCGGCGGTTGCGATCGGCTCCGTGATTGAGGATCCAAGCTGCGCCCCAAGCTCTGTTCCGATGGTCTCCATCGCCGTCTGGATCGGCGCGGAAATCGCCTCTCCGATGGCTAAGGATGCCGCAAGGATTGGTTCGGACATTGCCTGGCCGATGCCAGGCGCGGCGGCCAGGAGCGGCCCAGCGAGATCGATCTGAGACGTTGCAGCTTGCGCCGGTGTTACGCCTCCCGGTGGTGGAACAACTGCTCCCGGCGGCGGACCGAGATTTTTACCTGCTGCCCTTTCCCCACCCGTCGTCTCGTCGACGACCTTCACCGGTATTGGCTCACTCGGCGGTTTAGGAACATACGGCGTGCTCGGCTTCGGCTCTGGGTATACCTTGTTGGGATCGGGCTGCTCTTCTCCCCGCTTTCTTGCCTCTTCACGCCGCTTAGCAGCTTGGCGCTCAAGCTCCGTCATTCGAACCCTATTTGCCGCCTCGTCCTTCTTCTTTTTAGCGGCGGCTTCCGCCTCGTCTTTCTTCACCTGTTCGACAGCCCGCTCCGTCAGCGTCTTCTCAGCTTCACGGATGGCCTGCTGAGCCACTGCCGCTCGTTGCTCCAGGGTCGCAAGCTCGGTACTGAGTGCGGCGAGTTTCGCCCTCGCAGCTTCCACATCGCCCGGTTTGATGTCCCCACTCGTCAGGCCTTTGGTAATCTGTTCCTTCTCATGCTGGGCCTGATTCCACCGCGCCGCTATCTTGGCGTGTTCCTCCAAAGAATCGTTGAGCTTTTGAAATTCAGGTTGATTGCTCTTGCCACCCGCCGGTTGGGTCGACATCGCCAAAATTGCTGCTGCGGTGAGGCCGGTTACGGCCCCTACCGCGAGCGCCGCCGGACGCAACAACCACCTTACGGCGGATCCAAATCGTCCCCCACCGCCAGGTCCCTTTAGCGGGTCCGTTACTGTTGGCGGTTTTTTCAAATCGGGTGCGCCGGGTTTTGTGCCCGGTTTTGTTCCTTTCGTACCTGGCTTATCGACCCCGCCACCGAGGTCTGTAGGCAGTTTCACTCCCGCCGCTGCCGCTAACGCTCCTGCGGCAAAAGTCAACGCACCACCGGCCGCATTCAGCGAAGTGCCGGCCGAGCCTAACGATGATACCGCCGGATCCTCGCTCATCGTCGCGCGCATGCCCTGCGCCATGCCCATCAGGCTCATCGCCGGGACAGCCGCCGCTGCCGCAGTTACCGCGGCCAACATCGTGGGCGCATCCGGTGCTTCGCCTTTGCTGATGGCCTCGGACGCCGCGCTCATCTTTTCGGCCATGCCCGCGGCGAGCGGTACGAATGTTGTCTCCATCTTGTTGATGGTTTCGCCCAGCACCGATTGCAGTTGGTTCTTGAGCGCCGTACCGGCAATTCTGCCAGATCCTTCTAAGTCCCGTTCTCCAGAATCGATGTCACCGGCACGCGACAACCCGGTTTTAATATCCTGCGCCCACTCAGTTGAGCGCTTGATCACATTGAAAAGAATATCAGAGCCTTTACCACTGGTGACCTTGCCGACGAACTTTCCGATGTCTGCGTCACTTCTTGGGTTTAAGCCCAACTTTGTCATCGCCGGAAGGATCTTGTCCTGCACGTAGCCGTGAATGTTTTTGCGCAGGTCTCCTTCGTCAGTCGCGCCCTTGGTCATGACCTCTCTGAGTTGGTCCAAGGTCGGCACTTTGGTTTTTGCAAAGGGCTTACCCTTTGAGTCCACCATGCCCTTGTCGACCAGACCAAGCGCCTCAAGATTGGCGAGCTTGCTCTTGTCCAGACGCATGCCACTGAACTGCTTGACAATCTCATTAAAACCAGTGGCAAACTTAGAGCCCGACTCCTCCATGCCGAGCGCCATCGTCATCATGCCTTTGGGGTCAAGGCCGTATTTCGATTGTTGCGCTGTACCAATGGTCGTGAGCCACTTCTGGCCGGTGAACTCCTGGCCGACCTGTCGGGTCGCCTTGCGCATGGTGTCAAAGTATTCCGTCGCCCTGGCATAATCGAACCTGCCAGCGGCGTCACGGAAGCGCCCCATCTGCTCGCCAGCTTTGATGAAGCTCAGCGCGCCCTCACGCGCCTGGTCAGCGGTCTGCCCCATACCTTGGCCAATCTTGGCCAAGGATTCCGCTTGCTGCACCAAGAAAGAAGCACCGCCAACATCGCCACCGGCGGTGTTCATGGACTCAACGAGTAAGTTCTTCTGCTGTGCGCGATTCCAGTACGCCCCTCCCATACCCGTCTCTGGATTTCTGCGATTCCGCGCATCCTCCTGCAACTGGTCAACAGCAAGTTCAATCGCCTTTTGTGTCTCCTTTGGATACTGCTGCAACGCCATCTTGGTGTCGGCAGTATCGACCTGACTGTAACCTTCCTTCGCCGCGCGCCCAGCAGCGCGTAGCGCAGCGTTCGCCATCGCCTCGATGTTTGTAACCGCAACACTGCCGGTGACCGAGATCGGTCCACGGAAGTAGCCACCACCGCCGCCGCCGAGACCACGCCCACCGGTCGGAGCCGGTACCGCGCCGGGGGGACGCCTTGCTGGTGGCGCTGGTGGTGCAGCCGCTGGACGCTGTGCTGGCGGCCGCGCCGCCGCCGCCCCTTGACGAGCCGCCGTATTGACCGTGATTGGCTTTGCCGCCGCCGCACGCAGTTGCTGGACCTGCCGCAGTGCGCTGGTCAGGCCGGCGGCATTAGCCTTGAGGTTGATTGTCGTACTGCTCAAGCCCCGCATGGCAGACTTGAGTTGATTGATCTTGCCGATCGCCTGGGTAATTCCTCTGTCGTTGACCTTTAAGTCAATCTTGATCGACTTGAGTGAATTAGCGGTCGCAAACAGCTTTTTCAGCTCGGCGTTGATCTTGCGGATCTGCGCCGACGACTGATCGTTGACTTTTAGAGTGGCTTCTTCGACGAAGGAGGCCAAGACGTCAGCCTATTTTGGTTTGCCGCCAGCGAGCGCGATGCGGAAGCGCATCTCGTCGCGGTGGACTTTGAGGAAGCCGTTGACGCGAAGGGTCAACACCGGGATGGAGAGAGGTCTCGGATCACCAGCCGCCGCACAGTAATAGCGGTACTCGTCTACTCGTTCGGCGACTCGGCTGGCGACCCTAGAAAATGTGGGAGCACTTCGCGAACGATGGCATAGCCGTCGGCGAACATGATCTGAGACACTGCCCAGGATGGCAGCAGACTCAGGCTTGTGCCGAGTGGCTTGGCCACAGTAGCGATCAAATGTGCGGCCTGCTGGAATGTTGAAGAAGCAGCGAGAACGTCCTCGATCTCGCCGTAGGTCTTGGCCAGGAACTCAAGCTCACGGATGACAACTGGTTCTTTTGCCCGCAACGTCAACGGCGTTCCGAGTTCGTAGACGATCGCGGTTTCAACACCGTCGCCAGGGCGCACGATCTTGCCGGGTTTGCCCTCGTTCTCGTCGAGCTTGGCCGAGATATCGCGCGCCGCCGGGATCGGCATGCGCAGGATTTCTACCTGCGACATCGGAACCTGGGTTCCGTTGGTGTAGTAGGCGACCTGCTTGGTCATCCGCACGCGGCGCAATTTGCCCTCCCAAGTCTTGGGAGTGGTCATGCTCTGCGCTTCGATGACGAACTCGTTGAATGCCGCGAACGTCACCGGCTTGACGATAGCACCGTCAATCATCCGATCGCCTAATTGAAAGGCGATCGGAATCTTGTCGGGCTGCTTTGGCGTTTCGACTTGAGGTGCTGCTGCCATAGCTTACGCCATTCCCGGCGGAACGTACGGAACCGGGAAGGTCGCGGCCAGCTCCTCGGCGTTGGGTTCGAGCGTACCCTCGGGCAGCATTTCGTCGATGATCCGGAACACGATGACCATCGTCACTTCGTGAGTGTCGCTCTTCTCGTCACCAGTACCAGTGCCACGCGCGGCCGAGTAGACGAGCCCGTTGTAGTACTCGACCTGCAGCGTCACGTCGCTGCAGCCCTGGTACATACTAAGCGGGATGCGAAGGTCGCGGATCACCTTGATCTCGACCTCCGGATTGGTTGGCACCCGCTTGACGTAGCCCCACGGCAACGGGTTGTTGTTGTAGTTGCAAAGCCGCCACGTCGGCAGGTCTTCGCTGGAGAGG